TTGGTGTTAGTAGTGTTCAATGGGTTGGCGAGAAACGAAGAAAACCAGCCTTGTACCGTTGTGTTTTGCGACAGCAAAAACTTCTTAAACAATAGCATTGTCGTGTCGCTTGCATCACAGATACCACCCCCGTTGATTGGCATGTGAGACTCTCCTGTATTGGCAATAATAGGCGCAACCCCTAACACAACACCTTTATTGGGGTGATTGCGTAGATGATTAGCAATTGAACGAAACAACTTTTCGACGTTAGCGGTAACGCGGTCTCTAAGCAAGCAAGGAGGAAAGCCGTCAATTGGGTAAAGCAGGGATGTAGGCGAGTCAACGGCAGAAGTGTCGAACTTCTGCATTCTCATAATGTCGCTCTTTAAATATCTCCACGTTGCCGTTTGGTCATGGCCGCCCATAAAAGCGTTAGGGTCTGTATTGCCTTGTTCTATGGGGGTTACGCCTCCGTTACCACAACCTAAAGCAATGCTGAATTTGATGAACACCCCTTTTTGTTTTGCATAATCAAGGATATAGTCAATAATTTCAGTCATGTACCGCGTCGCCGATACTTGGTAAGTCTCCCAACGAATCCAGATGGCGCACGCATTTAGCCCCGCGTCGTTCGCATTGTTTATCCATAGTTCGACAGGTTCAATGGATTTAATCTTCCAAGTTTCCTTGTCTGGTATTTCTTGATTGGGGTTATTGTTCTGGTCTGCGGTCTCAAAGCGGCGGGGTAAGCCTGTTCCGTCTTTGCGAACCCAAACAATCCAGTCCGTTTGCACATATGCCGCAGGCTGTAAGCCGACAATCTTATATAATGGCTTATTGCCACCAAAGAAAGCGCCGGGCGTTGTTGGTCCGGGGTCTACGGGGTCGGGAGGTACAACAATCGGCCCCCATGATTTCACATAGGAAGTATTTGCAACCCAATCATCCGTATTAGGTACAACGACAACCGCGTCCGTCGTTACGCTGTCTGTGGCGTAGGCACTTGCGCCCGCCTGATTAATGGCCTTTATACGGTAGTAGTACAATGTACTTGCCGTTCTGCCCGTATCTTGGAATACAGTAACGTTTGCGCCTAATGTGGCAATAATAGACCATGTGATGTTATCAAGACTGCGCTCTAACACAAAATTATCCTCATTGCCACTTGCGTCAGTCCATGATAAATCAATAACCGTTTGCGGGGTCGTTGGATTAACTACGGCATTTAACCCCGTTGGGGCATTTGGTGCAGTGATAACTGCAGCACTTGGTAGTACAGGCAACAAAAGCGTTTTTTCATCCTCTTGCATCCGCGACAAGTAGGAAAAGCGCCACCGCATCTTTATGACAATAGATATATCTTCGTCGTCGGTCGGCGTTCCGTATAGGCGCAAGCCCGTCGTGTTATCCCATGAAAGCCCAATCCAGTCTTTTGTACAACTAGAAATTACTTCCCGATAATCATATCCCACAGGAAATATAAATAGCGACGGCGGAAGGTAGAAGTCGTAAAACTCTCCTTCTTGGGCAGAGGGCAAACGGGTTGCCGCGTTGAGCAATGTCCTGTTATTGTCTATCATCTTAGCTAGTCCGTTTTCATCTACTCCAAGCCCCCAATGTGGCGAACCTGTTGCTAGTATAGCCTTACCAATAATCGTGTCTAATACCGTCTGTAATCCGTTGATTTCGGCTATCGGGTGGGTATGGCCTAGGTTGGCTTTGTTGGCAATCTGGTTGTATAGGTCGGTGAATACCTGTGCGACATAAGAAGCGGTTGCGTAGAGGGCCAATGCGCCTTTTAGGTGAATGTTGTTCACGTAGTCATTGTCAAACAAAGGAGCCTCCCCCGCTATTCGGCCGCCAACACTACCCGTTGCACCTTCGTACTTTACGTTGTTTCCAATCCAAAACGTGCCGTCTTCGTGAAAGCCCGCTTCGCCGTTTTCAACTTCTTGCTCCGAAATAGATTGAATAATCTTGCCCGCGTCGAATGACTTAGTGGCATAGGTTTGTAGCTTCCATCCTGACCATGTGATTGATGGCCCTACGTTGTAGGTATGATTAACGGCAATACGTCCGTCTGCCGCAATGAGTTTTACTTCGCAGAAACGGTTTACGGTTGTTACTACTACGTCGGCTTCACCCGTGAACCAAGGTGCTAGAGTTACCTCATTAAATGGCCCGCCGATAGCGTATTCAATGTTGATAACATGAAGCCAGCCGACTCCGTTTTGGCCTAATAATGCCGGGCCTCCGTCGGTGTTACGGGCGTAGAGATTGAGAAGGTTTAACGTTTGTCCGGGGGCTACGCCTGAAAGTACTTTGAAAAAGAGATTGGGTAAGTTGTGGCCTGATTGGTCTAGGCTAATGATGCCGTATTTGTTTATTGTTACACGCGGTATGCGTTGTAAAGAAGTGTCTTCGTCAATGTCGCCTAAGACAGTAAGAGGGTACGCCTCTGGATTTAACGCGTCTTGCAAGTCGGCACTAGCGGTAGGGGGGCTTGATGTAATGTCACCAGACCCTACACCCGTAGTTCCATCTTTATATTTGTAATATGTTCTCGATGTAGACATCTATTATATCATTTCCTGCAATTCAGACTCTAAACTGCGCTTTTGTAAGTTGTACCGTCTCCTGACTTGCTTGAATATCATTGACGCAAACCCCGTAACTTCGGCAATGTGACTGTATAAAAATGACGCGCTTTGTTTACGCCCCTCTACACCTCCCTCAATGCGTATGTATGACCTCGCGTATTGCGAAGCCCGTTCTTTGAGCATGATTTGTAATATTGTCCCCTCCTGCGACGTTTGCGGATTAGTCCAAAGGTTTTCCCCCGTGGGCGTTTCTCCGTCTCCAAAGTAGGTGGTAGCTAGTTCGGTTGTGTCGAAATAATCCCCCGTCCAAAACTCAAAACTTTGCTTGTCCAAGGGCGTTTTAACGTCGTTGATTTCCTCAAAAACCTGCGCTTCAATCTCGCGGGCTTTGCGCTTATTTAGCTGAAAATTGGCTATTTTGACGTATTGCCCGCTTAGGGTATTGGGATTTAACACCGAAGGACGGTAAACGATAACGCGTAGATTCTGCAAGGCAAAAGGCGTGTCATTGTCCCGTGGCCCCCTGTTGCGTATTTCGATAAGCCGTTTAAAATAGCTTAGGTCAACATCTTTTTTAACTTCCGTCCAATCAGGCAAGCCGACACGGGTTGCGCCCTCTTGCTTGACAAAATCAGGGTAGTATTCGTGAAATGTATCAGCCCTGTACCTATCATTTGGCTCAGAAAACGTTCCGTCCGACTTTAGGAAATACGGCCCTTCGTTGGTGATAACTTCAAAGCGCAAAGCAACAGCAACGCCCGATCCGCTTGCGTTAATCCACCCCTTAAACTCCCAAACATCTAGGTCGAAATTTGAGATAGCGATATTGGTTGAGGTTAGATTTTCCTGAATGTCCAAAAGGAACTGTGACCACGCTATCAGGTTAGACATTTTAATGTCCTGCGGTGAGCGCATCGGCTGATTGATTCTAACATAAGACCGATTTTGCACCGTACCATCCCCGCCAACTTCCACCGAAAACAAGGTATTTGTCCATTGGGGTATGCTAATTTTAGGGTCTTCGTTAAAGCCTCCGTTGGGTAGTTGGTTTCTATACCTTCCTAGTCTCAAAGAAGCCTCAAAGCGTTTAATGGGGGGTAAAGCACTATACTTGCTACCCTCCGTCATTTTGTAAGTACTACCTAATTGCTTTGGGGTATTGGTGAATGTTTCAACGGAGTCATACGTACCCGCTGCGCTGTAAACGTAGTAGTCATAGCTTGCTTCACGTAGTAAATCAATGTTGCGAATACGCCAAACGCCCATTTCCTGAAATATCTCACAGTTGAGTTGCCCTAAAATATCCTTTAGGACCTCTAAGCACGTCAGCGGCTCCCCCGACTCGTTGTAATAAGTTTTGTTATCTACCTTTACAGCGGTTGATGAATAGCTACCGTCGCCATCGTTTACCCAATTTTGAGCAATGGCAAACTTTAACCCCAAGTCAAGTTTTGAAAGTATCGTTTGGATAATATCCCGCTTAATGACAATACCCGTATAAGGCGTTCCGTCGGCTTCTGCGTAAGGCTCGTTTCTTAACTGACCCAATCCGCAAGACGCGGTTAATTCAAGCGTTTGTCGGCCTCCTTTTAGGGATTCACCACCCTTTATACCCTCAATCCATCCCGCAAACCATAAGGTGTTAGCCCCTGCGGGGTCGCTGCGTAATTCTACTTTAAATTCTCTACTATCGGATGTGTAAATATCAAGAAGCGAAAAGCCTGTTTGTGTAATAACCTGCAAATCAAAAACCTTTGCGGCTATTTCATCATAGCGGCCTTCCGTTTCTACGTCCTCAACAAATGGCACGGCTCCTGCGGTTAGTTCGGTTGTGCTGCCTACGTAGTCACGCTGCAAAAGATTCGCCCGAAAGAGAACATTTTGCACGTCTTTGAACTCGTAGTAGTATTTAACCGCGTAAGCCATATTATCCTCTACCCCTTAATGATTGTCTTGTTTGTGTACCTCTTTCGTTGCTTAGTCGTATTGTGTCGTTGCTAATCTCGCCTTGGATTCTTATTGTCTGACCACCACCCATGTATTCACGGAGTTTAGAAAGGGGCGATACCACCTCTGGGTCATAACTTGCCCCGATGTTATCCCCGACGGTTGCCAATGTTGGCCCGTAGGCTAGACCGCCCTTAGCGAGTTTTACGCTACTTATGGCAGAACCTGCGGTGATTAATGCAGCACCACCTAAAGCCATTTTAGCTGCGTAGCCTGTTGAAAATCCTGACGTTACAGGCCCAAGCGCAAAGAGTATAGCGGCGCGTTGTAGCATCTGCCTTCCAATCATTGATAGGATTTCCCCTAATGATTTCAACATTGCTTTGCCAAAGGCCGCAAATGGGTTTTTGCCAGTCGCTAACGCCTCGCCAAACGCCTCAAAGCCTTTGCCTAAAGTGTCAGCAGCCATTGAAAGCATGGTAGCCATCTTTAATTTCATGGCCTGTATACCCTCTGGAAGTTGATTGAACCGCGCAACAATCTCATTTATTTGCTTTTCGGCAATACCACCCAATCCACCCAAAGAACTTCTTACCATACCCTCCATTGATGATGTTATGGTTTCATTCAAGGAGTCTAAACCCTCCTGTACCTCAGCTTGTAAAAATTGAAGTCTTTCTCTTGTGTCTTTTGCTTGAATTGCGCTAAACATTTCTTCCGATGTTGGAAGACTTACGCGCCCAACAAGCGGCTGCATTGCTGCGCTTATTCCGGTAGAGGTTTGCATTTTTAACTGACCATTCTCAAAGGACGCTCTTTCGGGCAACCCTTTTGAGGCCATTGGCCCGGTCAATATATCAGAGGTGATACCTAATCCCGTAGAACCAAAAGACTTTATAAATTCTATCGTATCTTCTAAAGACTTTTTGTATTCATCTAATGAAAACTTAGCCGCTTTTGCCGCTGAATTTGCTAACTTTAAAATCTTAGGCTCGCCTCCAAAATTGAAGCCTTCAAACAAACTAGATGTAGCCTTTTTTAAGTCATTGACTGGTATAATAGCCTTATTCGCCTCATCAGCAAACCATTTTATTGCATCTTTGGCGGGTTTAAAGCTGTCACCGGGCAAAAGAAACTCGCCTATATTCAAAATGCCCGTCATTAAATCAGCCCATATCTGAATAATTCCATTAGCGGCAGAATAGACGACGTTTTTAAGGTGGATAAACAGGTTCTCCCAATCACCCTCAATAAGATTTTTGAACACGGCGAAAACCGAAATAACGCCCGACAATGCCGAAGAAATTATACGGCTCATTGTTTGCCATGCCCCCGAATCAACAAGTGTAGATTTTACGCTATCCCAGTGCTTTATGATAGCAGCGGCAGCAATACCGACAATAGCGGCTACGGCAAGTATTGGCGCGTTTAACGCGGCTATTACACCGATTCCCGCGCTGATTGCAGGCGCAATCAATCCAATTGCGGCAATAATAGGCGGTATAACAATTGCAATACCCCCAAGTACAGTTATAATTTTTTGGACGGTCGGAGATAAAGACTCGAACTTATTGATTAGCTTATCAATTGCGCCTGTTATAGCATCAATAATGGCGTTTAAATCAAAGTTTCGGGCAATGTTAGTGCCAATTCTATCAAGCGCAAGGCTCATAAAATCGGACATATTTTCAAAAGCATTCTTGATGCCGCCCGACGCTTTAGGCAATTTCTCTAACTCTGCGGTGATTTTTTCAACGATTTGGGCTGCGTTATTTCTTGAATTAATCATTTCGGTATTAGCAGTGCCAAACGCGGCTATTATAGCTGTTCTTACCTGCGGAATCCGAGAAGCTAAAACGTTTAATTCATCCCCCTGTATCTTGCCTTGTGATACAATTTGCTGCATTTGAAGCATAGCCGCCCCAAAATCCTCCTTGCCGCCACCTACCGATGCGTTGGCGTTACCAAAGGCAACAATGGCACGAGTAGCAAGATTTACGGCTTTTTCGTAGCCTACTAATGGGCCTAATGTAGTACGAAGGCTAAGGTCTGTCTTAAAAGACTCCTTTAATCCAAGACCGGGAAGTTTTGCAATTTCAGCAAGAGTTACTAATCTTTTTTGAAGTGTAAAAGCATCTTTTTCAACAGTTGCAAGACCGCGACGTAGAGCGTCAAAATCTCCTGCGGCCTCTAGCGCCTTTTTGCCAATTATACCCAAAGGGAGGCTAACAGCGAAAGATAAGCCCTGCCCTATTTTATCAGCCTGCTTTCCGAATGTTTGCAGCTTTGTTGTTGCCTGATTAATCCCGTCTATGAACGCGTCAACCTTGGCGGATAATATTGCGGTTAGTTTTACGTCCATTACGTTATTGATTTCATGAATGAGAAAAAGTCCTCTTCTTGTGGCTGTTCGTCAAACGCAGCAATGGGCCAATTTTCTTCGGGTGTTAGGCCGTTCATTGCCACCATTGTCATACGCGCTCGGTGATTGGCTTTAGCCTCTCTGAGTTCGTAAGCGTGGAGATAATCTAAGACCTCTCCAAACTTCATTGCTTTAAACTCCCAAGGCTTTAAGCCCGCCTCAAAACACCTTGCGGTAATGTCGCGGATTTTGATGCTTTTTTTTTGCCCGCGCTACTCGTGGCAACTATGGGGTCAATAGTGGTTTCCTGCGAGTCGGCAAACTTTTCAAATATGGCCTCCATGGGAATCTGCTCTAACACCTTCATTGCTTGACTACTGTTTTTTAGGACAGTATCAGCGCCCTCTTGTTCGCATAGGTAATGATGGGCAGCAAGTAGGATGCCCGCGAACACTTCAAGTTTTTTGCTTAGTTCGTCGGGGCTTACTGGCTCGTCCTCTTTTGGCGTTTTGCCTAATACCGAAAGGTCTTCCAAATCAATTCCGAATTTGGGTAAGAGTTGATAAAACCCGTACCCAAACCCGAAGTCAAAGGCAATTTTATATTCTTTGCGCCCTAAAGTGACGCTGAACTCTTTTACCATAATTAAGCTGAATAAACTGCTGATGCTAAAGCGCCTGTACCCTTTGCGGTAATCTCTACCATTGCCACGCTGTTACGTTCAGCCTTGGGCGCAATGCTTGTAATGATTGCGTTACCTGAGTAACCTGTATCGCCCGAAACGTGCGTACCAAAGTTGATAGCCAGGGCAGTACCCGCAAGGGCGGTTGTAAACAACTCCGTAGACGTTTTCTTGGTAGCCACCGCCAATTCGTTAGACCATTGCATAGTGATTTTTACTTCCCATGAATAGTCTCCCGTAATCCACGTGTACCATTGTCCATCGTCTTTAGATGCGGTTGGTATTTCAGCAATAGTCATCGACAAATCAGCCGACACTTCATCCTGAATAGTACTCGTAGCGATCTTGATACGAGCGTTTAGACCGTTGAATTTTTTAGTTGGCATTTTCTTTGGCTAATTTGCTGTTAATAAGTTCTTTGGCTTTTTCGGGCGTTACGCTGATAACGGTATCTTTTAATACCGTATCGCCCGTTGAAAGAAAGTAGACGTTGGTAAGAAGTTGAACCTCAACCGTGCCGTCTGTTGTATCTTTTGTTTTCATGACTCTGCTATTAGGTGCGTAAATGTCAATAACTTGCGTACTATGCGTTCCTCTCCGAATTGCCTTATCAAATCAGTTGATTCTACATCGGTCGAAATGATTCTGAATCCCGTTATAGTCAATCCTGACGTTGTGGGTGTGGGGTGAACGGCCTGCATTATTTGGTTGGATATAGTCTCGGCTGTTTTCTTTCCTATGGCCTTTCCTTTAAACCTTGTCACCACATCAACTATGATAGTGTGTTCGTATTCAAAGGAGTCTTTTGACGAATCCATGTTAGATGTTTGAGAGGATAAAACAACGTAGTTGCCGCCCTCCAAATCATCTGCCGCTGCGTCGTATACCTCTACATCCAATGTTGCTGTAAGCAAATTATAGTAGGCGGTTCTTAGTGCGGTGGATGCGTCTTTCATTGTAAGTCTTTCACAATCTTGGATAATTCATCAATCAAAGCCTTGGATTCAATCAGGTAGTTGGGTATGAGATAGGGGTCGGGCTTAATGCTGATTTTTCTAGGATTTTCAGTTTTAAACTGCCTTGCTACTTCTTCCCATCCTTTAGGTATACTAACCTTGCCACCCGTTCCAAATTCTATGTAGGGAGCGTAAGGAGCAATTGCGCCACCTGCTGAAACTTTACCCGTCAATCCATTGTCCTCGAAAGGCTCTACATTGATTGATTGTCTTAGCTTTCCCGTATCAACTGGTGCGTCCTTTTTGGCCTTGCCTTGCAGTCTAAAAGTGGCTGATTTTACAGCCTTAGACGCTTTATCGGGCGCTTGCTGCGCTGCGGTTTTTAAGTCCTTTAGGAAATTATCTAACCCCTCAATTTTGACCATAATTACCACTAGCTTTGATAATCCACCATTTACGATGCTTGATTTCGGGCTTAATTTCTTCAATCCTGCACTCCTGCCCTCTCCACGTTATTACGTCGCCAATTTTAGGGGCAAATCCGTCACGCTGGCGTATTACAATCTTGTGAGTAATACCAATTTGTTCTTGTAGGCCTTCGTTTTGATGCGCTGAGCTAACGGCCTTTACGTCGGCTAAAAGTTCAGTCGTAACGACTGGCCCCTCTGTTGTTCCTCCACTTCCGTCCGATACTAGGGCCGTCCGTCGAAATGATATTCTTTCCTTCAAGTTGTACATCGGCCTTTTCTTTTTCTGTTACCTCCACCAATCCGCGCTCAATGAGTTGGCTTGCCCTTAGTTCGTCAACCTGCCATGTCTCGCCTTGCTTGCGCTGCGTTTTGGTCTTTAGGTCTAAGAAGTTCTTTATGGCTACTACTATCATAATGGGCGTTTGAATTGTGTTAGTAAACGGTAAGCATCGGATTTAAAGCGGTCGGCAAAATCGGCGTCATACATAACAGCGGCTAACAATGCTATTGCGGTTTTTGCATCTTCGGGGCATTCGGCAACGGTTGAGGTAAATTCTAAATACAATCCGTCCTCCGCTGTTACTTCCAATTTTTTGAAGTCGTAGCCCTTTAGCTTGTAGTCCGTAATATCATCTTCCTCTGCGTCCTTTACGCTTGCGATTGTCGATACTGGCCCGTAAGGAATCTCGTACGCGCCGTCCCAATATTCAGCGTAAACTTTTACCGTGGAAGTGACAAAACAGCGACCGCAAAAACGTTCGGCCTCTAATCTTGCCGCTGTACATAGTTTCTCGATAACCGCGTCGTCGTCGTCAAAATCAACCCCAACCAAGGGCTTAACATCGTCAACGATTACAGGCTCTTGGCCCGTGGCTACGCGTTGTATATCGAGTCCGTATCTATCCATTGTAAAGGTGTAAGGGGCGTTAGCCCCCTACTTTATCCTGCTGCGGTGAATGTTCCGTTACGATATGCGTTGGCGTAGTAGTTGGCAAGTAAGATGCTTTCCTCTACACGAATCGTAATCAAGTTTTTCTTGAAGTTGTCGCCTGACTCCTCAGAGAAACGAACCGTTAAGGCTTCCTCAACAAAGATTTCAGACTGCATGAAGTCGCCCATCAAGAACTGGAGAGAATCAACGATGTCAGTTTCCACGATAGGCATACCGAAAATGCGCATACCGTCGGTGCTTGAAAGACCGGGGTAAGTGTATTCACCGGTGCTTGACTTGATGATAAACATATCAGCCGCGTCGATAGGGTCAACGAGAACAGCGGTCGGCATAAAGCGAGACTTGATGATTTGCGCCCGGGCATTGATAAGTTTGTCGTAATGGTTGCTATCTGCGTTAGATAGACCGTTTGGTACGTAAGTGGTAGCAATAGTGCTAATGCCTTCAACTGCCGACGCTCCACCTGCGCCGTTCAACAACGCATCATCTTCAAAGTCCAATAACTTTGCAATGGCGTGACGTTGAATGAATGTTGAGAGCCAGTCAATACGACGCAACATTTGGCGCGACACGTCAACAAAGCCAGCAATCGTTTGAGGATTGTAGGTTTTAGTGTTGGTGTTGTAGTCGATTTGCGACTTTGCCAAACCTTCCGTTTGGTAGGCCATAACACCCTCTTTTTCTTCAAAAATTGGGATAATCAACGAACCAAAACCTACTTCCAAGGTGAATGTAGGAATACGGTCACGCATACGCATACGACGCAACTGTGGCTCAATGATTTTCGACGTGTACTGACCGCGCGGCAACTCTGCGCCGCCTGTGATGTTGCCCGAAGTGGTCATAGTGCCGACTGACTTAGTAGCAATCTGAATGGTTTCAGAACTTGACTTCTTGCCCTCGATGCGGTTGATTTGGTCAGCGCCCGCCTTTAATGCTTTGTGAAGAACTTCGTCGAAGCCTTCCGACTTTTCGGCAACTACTTTAAGTTCCTGATTCTTTGCTTTAAGGGCGTTGAT